ACAGCTCATCGCGCGTGAAATTCCACGCCGGAAGCCCCTTGATGATCTGCTGATAGGCGGGACCGGCCTCGGGCGAGCGGCCGCGCTCATCGACCAAGGGTTTGATGGTCGAGCCGTCGAAGAGCTCCAGCGCGAACGGGGCGCCGCCCTTGGTGCGGCGCACATGCACGGTCGCCGCGTCGATGACGAGCATTTCCTCCAGCATCATGCGCTGCCACGTCACGAAATCATGCTCGCGATCCGGGTAGGCGAAGAGCGCCTCGATCGCCCGCGCCGGCGCGCCGCCATCGCCCGCCGTGCCGTCCGCGGTGGCCTTCTCGCGCACGCCCCATGGGAGCGACGCCATCTGGTCTTTCCTGGTCTCCAAGCAGAGCCGCGTGATGTCGTGATACTCCGCCAGGTTCCGGAGCTGCGCGAAGGTGGGCCGCTCGGTCCCGCGTGGTTGGTACTGGATGTTGGCGCCTTGCGGGTAGTCCCACGCGCGCCCCGCCTCCTCGGGCGGCCCCTCGACCGGGAGCACGGGACCGGGGCCGAACCATCCGGTCGGCGTCCGCCCAGTGAGCAGGTAGCGTGCGCTGTCACTCACGCGGCGAATGAGCGAGGTCGGGACGGGCGTCCCTTGATCAGGCGTGCGGCCAGGCATGTGACGGCTCGGTCGTGGGGGAAGGGGAGTGCGCGCGGGCAGCTTCGGTCCTCGGGGCGTGCGCTGCGTAGTAGGCGATGAGGCCGCCCTGATCACCCAAGGCGAGCTCGTTGAACGCATCCGCCGAGGCGTCCACCTGATCATCCGGCACGCCTTTGGTGGGGAAGGCGTGCAGCTCGCGCAGGAACGCTTCGTTCCATGCGCCGCGAAGGAGCTTGACGTTGCCAGCCTTGGCTTGCGCAGCGAACCCGCCGGCGCGCGTCGCTTTGTCGCCGGAAATGGGCTTGTGGACGACCGAGTAGCCGGCCAGGAGCTTCACATGGGTCGCCACCTGCGCCACGCCGGCCGCGCCCGGGTCCTGTGGCATGCGCACGGTCACGTCAGAGCCATCCTGCGCCGTGGTGCCCGCGAGCACGCCGTCCCGCGTGCCCGGGTCCCACTGGCCGCGCACGACATCCTCGACGTAGTACGTGCCGGCCGCCTCGCCCATCCGAACCCCAGCCGTCCAGTCGCCATCGCCCGCCGTCGCGGCAAAGTCCCACCCGCGCACCCGACGCGCGCCCACCGGCACGGCGTCGACGATCTCGAACCACGCGCGGTTGAAGACCAGGCCGGCGGCCGGGCGGATCTTCCAGTTGCCGCCCTTGTCGCCGCCCAAGAGCCGCTCCTGCTCCACCGGCGGGAGCAGCCGTACGTTCGCCTCGTATCCCGGGTCCAGCGCGCGGCCGATGATGTTGTCCTGCAGCCGGGCCAGGACGAACGCGAACGATTTCGCGAACGCGCCATCGGGGCCAGCGTAATGGGTGCCGAAGCGCGCGAGGAGTTCGGCCCGCGCCTCGGCTTCGCGCTCGGCAAAGCGATCGTATTCGTGCGGCTCGCAACGCACCGCGGACCACTCGATCGCTTCATCGACGCGGAGGAACCAGCGGATCGCCCCAGAGCGTTCCGGGATCGCGTATCCCGTCTCCTGATCCCACCACCATGCGATGAAGCCCGCGAGCCAGGAGTCGGCGTCCGGATTGCAGCTCGCCCGCGTGTAGGGCCGCACGCCGCACATCGAGCGGTTGCGCGAGAGGAGATAGAAAAACTGCGTCTCGGTGAACTCCTCGAGCTGATCGAATTCCAAGAGGCAAATCTGCGCGCCCTTCCAATCCGTCACGTCCTTTTCGTACTGTAGCCCGGCGAGCTTCCCAGCCGCGCCAGAGGGGAAACGCCAGTCCAGCGTCCCCTCGCGCGGATCTGCGCCGCAGAGCGGGTACCACTTCTGCGTCTCATCCCAGAGGCCGCCGGGATTCCGGATTTCGGGCGTCGTGCGCCGGAAGACGACGAACGTGAAATCGCCGACGCCGACATGACGGAGCGGCTCGACCGCGAGCGCCCAGGTTTTGCCGCCGTAGACCGAGCCGCCCATGACGGCGACATCGGCGGGGCAGGAGAGAAACGTCTCCTGCGGGCCATCCTGCGGCCGGATGGCGACCGGCTCAGGAGCCAGCGCCGCGGCCATTCGTCGGGAGGTAGATGTTGACCGCAGCGGGGAGCGCGGCGCCGTCCTTGCCCGTGTGCTCGTGCTTCTCCACGAGCATGCCCAAGTGCTGCATCGCGAGGCGGATGGCGTCGGGCTTGCTCCAGAGGCGGATTTCGATCTCGCGCGTGGTGAGATCGCCGGCGCTGCTGATCCGGTGCTTGACGCTTTGGACGGCGCGCCATGCCCGATCGGGGGCGTCGCGCCTGAGCGTCAGCATCCCGCTGTCCGCGACCTCGAAGTCGCGGACATCGGAGCGCAGCACGTCGCGCAGCTCCGCAAGCACTTCATCCTGCGAGAGTTGCACGCGGTCCGCCCGCTTCGCTTGCGCGGCGGAGATGGCGCCCGCAACCTGAGCATTTATTAACAGGCGGTGACCCTGCTCGGCGGCCGTCCGAGCGGAGTAGCCCGCGCGGATGGCGGCCTGCGTCGCGTTCAGGTCCACGAGGTACTCTTGTACAAACCGCTGCTGTCGGGCGGTGAGGGGCACAGGTCACTCAAGGTGCACGAGATGCAACGCGGCCCGTCCGCCACATGGCGAAAGGGCCGCAGGAGACGCGGGAGGTTGTTGGTGCTGCGGCAATATGCAGGCGCGAGGGCGCGCGCACAATACGAGCGAGCGCGCGCCTCATGCGGCCGCCTCCGTAGCGAGCGAACGTCACGAGGTCCGTACCGCTCAGCCGCATGGCGAATGCCTGTTGCAGGTGATTGTGCTCACTGCCCGGGAGTGTCACGGTGTGGCCGCTCACCAGCAGCACAGCGATCACCGGCGCCAATGTTGTCCTTATCGTCATGTCACCCCTCCGTCAGAAAGTGTGTGTTTACGCCGTCTGCTGCCGCGCGGGCCACGTGAGCCCGAGGTAATCGCGCACGCGCTCAGGCGCCATGTGCAGGCGCTGGATCGTGTCCGCCTCGCTCGGCTCGAGCCAGACGACCGTATGCGAGCCGTCGCCGTGGGACCAGATCCAGAGCCATTCGGGGCAGGGCTGATCCGTTGGCCCCGTGAGCACGCGACGCCGCCGCTCGACGTGACGGCATTGCCGGAGCCCACTCGGCAAGAGCGCCACCTGATGGCCGAAGGGGTGCCCATAGGGGCAGGTGATCCACTCGCCGGGGAGCACCAGGATCTGCGCGCGCGAGAAGCGGCGGTCGGGGGTCACGGCGCCGCCCGCCAGCGCCGAATGGCTTCGGTGATCCACGCCACCGTCTCCGCTCGGAGGAGCATCTCGGGCGTCACGCGGATCACGGTCCAGCCGCGGGTGCTCGCCTCGTTGTATTTGATCAGGTCCTTGATGTAGCCGACGCCCCGCGTATGGCGGCCGTGTTTCCAGACGCCGCCCTCGATCTCGAGCGCGACGCGCCGCTCGACCCAGGCGTAATCGAAACGCCACTTGCGAGGCGGCGCGAAGCGATACTCTGGCTCGGGAACGGGGAGCCGGTGCGCGCGAAGGAGCGCCGTGAACGCCACCGCGCCACTCGGGCCGTGGAGATCGGCGGGAAGCGCAACGCGAGCGGTCATGTGCGCACCCTGATCTCGCTCGCATGCCCGCGCCATTCGAGCGTGAGACGTTCCCAGAGCAGGCCTGGCGTCTCGCCATCGCCTTCGGCCAACAGGTGCAGCACGGCGAGCAGGTCGCGGCGCGTGAGCGGGACATCCAAGGGGTCGGGGTGCGGCGGAATCGGGGTTGTCATGCGGGTTGTTCCTGCGGGCTGGCGAGGTAGGCGGCGGTGAAGAGCTTGCGTTTGGCGCGGAGGGTGAACTCGTCGGCATCCGCCAGCGCCCGGACCCCATCGGCGGCGCGAATGCCGGCGCGCATGGGCGGCGGGAGCGCGGCCAAGGTATCGGCCGTGATCTGGCGCCAGCCACCCGGCGTCGAGCGGATGAGCTGCAGCGCGTCGTCAAAGGCGCGCTCGGCGTCTGGCGCGGGCGGATAGAACGTCATGCTGCCGTTGCCGTTCATGGTGACGGCAAGCGGCCTTATGCCCTCGATGTAGCGCCGGACGAGCCGGGCACGGAATCGGATATGGTCGCCGTTCGCCACGAGATCATGCAGCCCCTGCCCGATTTCGGCTCCCGTAAACGTGCGTCCCGTCCCGCCCGCATCGGTCGTCATGCCCATAAGCTCCGCCACGAGCGCGGCCGGTCGGTCGCATTCCGCGAGTGCCGTCTCGAGGTCGCCATGCAGTCGCTCCGGGATGAGGTCTCGGAGCGCGCCTTCCGCCGACGGCTCGGCGCGCGGCGGAGGTGGTTGTACTGCAAGTGCAGATGCAACTGCAACTGCAAGGGTTGGCTTTTGCTCGGGCGTTTGGTTGCCGTTTGTCGGCGGTTTGCTCGCGTTTTGCTTAACCAAAAGACCGGGGTTACCTCCCTGTTTGCCGGCCGCGGCTCGAACCTCGCGGATATGCTCGTCGCGGACCATGCGGCGGCTATAGATCACACCGGACTCCGTCCGGCTGAACACCTTGCGCGCGTCGAGCTCGGCCATCCATCGCACGACGCGCCGCGCTGGCACGCCCAGCATCCGCGCGAGGTCTGCGGCGCTGAGCGGCACGCCGCCCGCCGTCAGATGCCCGTAGGGCTCGCCGTCGTGCATGAGGTCCAGCATCTCGCGCCAGAGCGCGCGCACCTCGAAGGAGCAGGACTGAAGCGCCGTGTCGCGGCGCCAATCACCGGGGTACCAGGGGAAGGAGGGGCGCTTCCGTGTGTCATCAGCCATCGCTACCGTCCCTCCGCCGCCAGCACTTCCCCGCCGTTCCGCCGCCGCCCGGTGCGGACGAGCCGCCCATCTTCCCGGTGGAGGAGCTCCGCCACCCGCCCACAGACGGCGTTGATGGCGATCCCGGTCGCCGCGGCAATCTCGAGCCTCGTGGCGCCCATAGCGCCCGTCGTCCGCACACAGGCCAGGACCCGCTCCCGCTGCCGTGGCGCGTGGGGTTGAATGCGCTCGGCGCCAGCGAGTGACGTTGCGCTCGTGCGCTGCGCGGGCGCGTGGCCGCCGTAGGGCGTGCGCCGGCGCGTTGCCGGCGCGTCAAAGAGA